AGATAATGCCGGTCAAAAATGATAATAATACCGACGCTCCACAGCTTACGAACTGCATCGCACTCTTACCGTTGAGCAGGTTTGTCGCCTGTGTAGTGATCTGGTCGATCACAAGCGGGATCGCTGTGGAAAGCGCCCCAGGAATCGATGTGATGATGTTTCCGAGCATCGGGATAAAGTTGTTAAACATGAACCCGGAGAAGCTCGTTATCAGCTGTGTCAGCGGTTCCGTCATATCCATCCCGGTCGACATGGAAGCCAGTACGTTCTGGAATGCCGCCTTGACCGCTCCGGCTGACCCTGTCAGTGTTTCGGACGCTTCGGCTGCAGCCACACCTGTCAGGCCGAGATTCTCCTGGATGACATGGATGGCACTGTATACATCGCCGAGATTGTTGATGTCGTACTTGATACCGCTCAGCTTCTGGGCATCAGCCAGAAGCCTTTCCATTTCGGTCTTAGTTCCACCATAGCCCAGCTTCAGATTGTCGAGCATGGTGTAGTTCTGCTTTGCGAAGCCTTGATATGCAGTCTGTATGGCGCTGATGTCTGTGCCCATTTTTGCGGAGTTATCTGCCATGTCGAGGATCGCAGTGTTCGCCGCTTCCGCAGCCTTGATCGTGTCACCGCCGAAGGCTGCCTTCAGAGATGCACCGAATGAGACAGCCTGCTCAGCGTATTCGTTGGCACTGATGCCAGCCTGAGCCGCCGCCATTGCGTACTCTTTGGCCTGTTCGGAGGCGTCACCGTACAATGTGTCCAGACCGCCGAAGCTCTGCTGGATGGCTCCGCCTGCCTCAAGTGAAGCGGACAGAACCTTCGTGATCGCGGCGCCAATACCGGCAGCCATGATCGCGCCTTTGAGCTTGGATGCCCAGCTCGCTCCGACCTGTTCTCCTGAATCACCGACTCCTGCCAGTTCCTGAGTGACTGTTGCCGTGATATCCCTTGTGGTAGGGACTATCTGAACATATGCCTTGCCAATATCCGGCATGTGATCAACTCCCTTCTGTAAATGAGGCCAGTGCTCTCTCAAACGCTTCAGCAGTCTCAAACGCGAGGCCCTGATAGTGTTTCTTTCCGTCGCCGCCCTTCACGATCCGCTCCAGTACCGACTCCGGTCTGTTTCGGTTCTTGTGCCCATCCTTCGTCTGCATCCAGACGAGCAGGTTAAGCGAGTCGACAGCCTGTGCCATAAGTAGTATTTCCGGCGGAGCATTCACTCCGCTCGCTTTCATCTTTATTCGCGAATCATCCCTTAAACCGGAAGCAAGGACCGCCACCTTGCGCGCAGGCAGCGATCCCAGATCATAGATCCCGTATGTCTCAGCCATGTCGCAGATGAGCGCGTCACGGTCGAGCCTGAGCATTCCGGTAAGGATTAAGAGTTTTTTCCCGCATCACCGATCTGATGGAACATTTCCTCGATCTCGGCATTGGCTCTCGCAAACGAGACCCTTCCGTCGATCTTTCTCAGATGCTCATAAAAAGCATCCTTTTGTTCCTTGCCCAGCAGGTAAAGGCAGATCTTGATGATAGGAAGAGGATTCGTATCAGAGTATTCAGCCAGCGCCTCAAACAGTTCCATGTTGTCCATGTTTTCTGCTTTGATCGTGTAACTGAATCCGCTGGATGTTGTACCTTTGAAAACCTTATTTTCGCTCATAATGTCTCCCTTGCTTAGTGATTAAGAGTTCTGGAGAATGTACTGATGTACATAGTTGGAGGTAGCATCCGGGAAGGCTGTGATGGTGATCTCGTAGCCTGTTACATCTCCGTCTGTGTAGGTTACTTCGCCGATCTCGGTGATCTTGCCCTTCGGAATCACGATCCTCTTTTTGGAGTTACGCGTGACCATGTCGAAGACGAAGGACTGTTCCGGAAGCTCGTCAGCCTTTACGTTGACAGCGATGCCTGCTGCGAATGTGCCGGTCACATTAGAAGCGCCGAACACCTGCTTCAGGACGTCAACGTTCAGTGTCTCGATCAGAGTGCAGCTGTACTTAACACCGAACTCTGTCTGCGTAGACAGAACGATATCTCCGCCCCATGCTTTGACATCTTCGGATTCTCTTGTCATCTCTTCGGTCAGACCGTCTTCGGAGATGTATCCGAGGTTCGTAAATGCATTGTCGAGTGCTGTGCTTGCGTCAGTCGGAAGAGTCGTACCAGTTGCCGCAACTGAGAACGCGCCGCCGATTTTCGGCTTGCCAGCACTTACATAACTTGTATTAGCGGACATTTAGTGTCCCCCTTTCTCATTCTTGGTAGTGCTTAATGTCAAAAACGGCCTGATATCTCGGCCGTTTGTTTGTAGTATCTGTGAACTCATAGTCTGAGTTCAGTTTGCAACTGGTGACCTCTTCGAGCGATATGATTCCCTGCATCAGGTCGATGATCTGATAGTTCAACTGGCTCGCTCTGTACAGTGTCGGAGCGTATGACTGGATGGCGATCGTCGCTTCACATAAGCGATTCACCCATCCGCTGCCTGTTTTCTGTACGATCACGAACTCACCCGGAGCATCCGGGTTCTGCACCGTTTCCGGCATCTGTATGTATGCATCGATGCCGTTATCGTTCAGATAGCTAATGACCAGTTCTTCGATATTAACCATTGAGTGCTTTCAGCAAAGTATTGTTCTGCTCGTTGTCGAGTTTCGCTTCCTCAGTTACTGCGGTTACTCGTCCGACGGCTCTCATGCCGGTCTTGACGTCTCCGGAGTAGCCGACACCCGCCCTGGATGCCACCTGTGCAGTGTACTCTGCGACCGCTGATGCGATTTCAGGTGACTGCAGCAGTTCGCGAACTCCTGCCTGATTGAGCTGGAATATTACCTTTGCCATCTCCTATTCGTACCTTTCGCACTTTACTTTCGCGTGCCAGCGAAGCGGAACATTTGCCTCAATGCCGATCTCCGGGATTCCGTATGTACGGAACTTCTGACCGAAGAACTCGACGATCTGATTCTCCCAGTCATGAGCATCGCCCTTCGGGATGCCCAAAACGTAAGCGATAGACCGCCCTGTGAGGTTAAGCTCGTCTATGCGTTCCTGGGCGGAAGGCTGTGCAACGAGCACATCCTCCACGTCCTCGTAGGACCACGCATAAACCGGCGCATTGAAGCCGTCTGTCCCGACCTGAGACTTAGTCCACAGCTTGACCGTCATGCCCTTAATAAGGCTCATAACGGCCTTCCTGGGGCGATTTCAATGAACCCCATCCTCTGTCTCTTGAGACCAAGCCTTTTCAGATCTCTATCCATGATTGCGTTGCCGATACCGCCTCCGGGGACTGCATATGTCCCGGAAACAGAGTAACCGAGCGCAGACTGTGTTACCTGCGTCATCGGTTCATCGTCAGTCGACTGGCGGAAGACACGGAAGGCCACCGAGACCGTGACTTCTTTAGCGACTGTTGCAAGGGTTCCGCTCGAATCTTCCGAGATCATCTGATCGAGATCCCGATGGACCATCACCGCGTGCCAGCGGAGCTCGTCACTCACCACAGAGAGCAGTTCCGTCAAGCGAGCCTGCTCATCTGCGGTTAAGGTCACTCCGTAAAGCGTGATGAGGTCCTCTATGGTAGCAAATGCCGCCATTTCGTCACCCCTTCCAAAAAGAGCCCCTGTCCTGAGACAGGGGCCTCTTACTTAATTAAGCAGACTTATGATAGAGAACTGTAGCTGCCTTGGAGATAGCAGCGCCCCAGACCTTGCGGCCCTGTACTGCAGAAGCGCCGATATGCTTTCCATCAGCCAGGTCATTCAGAGCAACAGGAACGATCCACTCGGAAACGAAGTGGCAGAATGCGCTGTTGCCGAGAATGTACTCAGTGTTTGCCGGCATGTTTGCTGTTTCGAAAACAGGAACACCGCCGACCATACCAACGAAGCCAGCGCCCCACTGTTCAATGTCGCCAGTTGTAGCGCGCTGGAAGTCAGCGGACTTCAGGAGCAGACCATACGCAGCATTGCTGATTGCAAACCACATTTCCTGTCTCTTGACCTTCAGAGCTTTAGCTGTCTGAACTGCATCGACCATGTTGTTATAGATCGTTGCAGCTGTGGAAGCTGTGCCGGAGCCAGTCTGAGCTGTGCCGCCGGATACGCAGAGAGCAGCCAGATCTACATCGATATCGTCAGCCATAGCGAAGCCTGCGCTGTCGAGTCTTTCAGCGATCAGTCCATCCGGAACTGCTGCTGCGACATAGTGGTCGATCAGTTCATTTACATAAATGTCGTTATCTGTAACGAGAGTTGTATAGGATGTGGACGGATTTGTCAGAGTTCCGCCGTTAGCGATGTCATAAGCGCCTACAGTAGCCTCAGCTCTGTAAGGGATTTTGACTGCACCGGCTTTCGGATCGCCTTCGTGACGGTGGTTGAAGAGTTTTTCAAAAATTGATTCCTGACGCAGTTTAGCATCGACGAGCTTGCTATAGCGTTCCTGGAGATTTGTGTTCTGTGCCATGTTCGGCTCCTTTCTTAGAATTTGATTGTCGGGTTGAGCCTCTGGAATGCAGCCTGCACTCCGTCAACTTCAGCCTGTTCTGTGTCCCGTGTGAATCCGCGGGACTGTACTGCAAATGACGAAAGCTTGGACAGCTTCTCGGCACTTGCCTTGACAGCTTCCTCTGTGTCACCCTGGATAAATTCGATCGCTTCGAGAGGTAATTTCATTTCGTTCGCAACTTTGGTCTTCAGTGCTGCGATCTCGAGCCCCTTGATCTTGTTCTCCTGTTCCGTGAACTTTGCTTCGTAGCCGGAATATTTTTCCAGCTCTTTCGCATGTTTGTCATTGAGTGCCTGGATCTCTGCCAGGTGCTTCTCGTTGAGCGCCTTCAGATCCTCCGGGGATGTCCAGCCTGAGAACTCTTCACGAATCTTTGTGCCTTGCCGTTCAAGGCGATCCTTGATAGCCGTGTCGAATTCTTCCTGTGTGTTGATTACTTTGAAATCTGCCATTTTTTTCTCCTTCCCATTTATGCCGTCTGGTAGACGTTCGATATTAAAAGACCGGCGAGAAACCGATCTAATAACCTATTCTTTGTTTTTTCCGTTCTTTCGTGGTCTCACACGACCAATAAGCGAGAGCCATGCTCTCAACGATAGCAACTTCGATCTCGGGATTTAAGGATCTGAATCCGAAAGCCCCGTTTTTGCCGATCAGACGCTTCTCACAGTTCGATACAGCCTGCACTACGGAAGGCTGACCTCTGTGGCATATAGTCGCGTCATCTATCGACTGTCTGAATCCCGAGTATGCTTTGACAGCCTCAGAGACCTCCGGAATGACTGGTTTTATCTTTACTCCCTCTTTGTCGAGGTAGTCTACCAGCCACTCAGCTTTTCCTTTCCCGTCTACCGCCACCTTTTCGATGCTCGGCAGGGACAGGAACTTTATCAGCCAGCCATAGCCGTCTGACTGAGGCCTGCAGTCGTAGCATTCAAGGAAGATCTTCCCGGATGTTGTCCTGACTGCGATCGAGAGCGCTGCATTTAAGCCGTCCGCTCCGAATTTCACACCGACGAACAGCTTGCCCTTGAGCTTGGGCATGGTTGGAGCCTTCAGTCTGTTCCAGTCTGCCTCGGAAATCTCCGACTTCAGTGTGTAGGAGTGCCAATACCCTAATCTCTGGATGACGAAGTCGAGATTGTTCGATACATCCTCATTCCGGACCGTGCGTTCTTTGAGGATCGTGCCGAGACTTGGATTCGTTTCATACCAGAGCTTCGTGTCCATGATGTCCTTTGGAATCTCATAGACCGACCACTCCGCCCATCCTGTGTCCTGCGACCTTCCTGAGATGACTTTCTTTCTCAGACTGACAAATACGTCACCTTTGGAAGAAATCGTCGGAGGAGTACCGCAGAGGATGGTCTGCGGATTCTTTGATGCTGCTATCGTGTAGATCAGAGCTGACTGCTGGCTTGTGGTGTACTCCTGAGCCTCGTCTATGACGAGCAAGTCGAAGCTTTCACCGATGCCTCCGGCTTCTGACCTGGTACGGAAAACGATCGACCCTCCCCCCGTAAGGAAGATCTGTTCAAGGCCATACTGTTTAGTCGCTTTGAACGATTTTGCCGGGACGTTTTCTCCTCGTTTTTTCCTTCCCAGTTCTACATATCCGGATGCTGTCAGCACTTTCTCCAGTTTGACGAAGGCACTGTGTGATGTGCTCGTCCTGTGTGCCGTGTGGCAGATGGTCTCGCCGTTGACGAGCCCCCAGAACTCACGCATCATCATTACTTCGCCTTTGCCGTTCTGTCTGGGCACCTCATATCCGAAGATCTGATGTGTCCACAGGCCGTCGGCATTCTGTGCCATGACGTCGCTTATCAGTAACTGCTGCCATTCCTGGGCTTTTCGACTGCATTGCTCATACAACTCGACCGCCTCAGGTCCTTTCGTGTGTTCGAACGGAAGTATAACGGCTTGGGTTGGAGTCTGGCGCCCTAATCGTGCCATTCTCCCTCCTGTTTACCGCCTGTTCTGCAATGCGAGCTCTAAGACATAATCGAGCCCGTACTTATCAATCTGATCCTTGTAAGCGTTGTAGAACTTGCCGGCTCCCGCCGGTGAGTATCTCAGAACTTTCTGGATCTCATCTACTGCCGCCCTCTTTTTAGCCATGCGGGCCTCTTTGGCTTTTTGCTCCTGTTGGCGCCGTTTCATCGTCTGAGCAATCTTTTCCTTGCTCTTATCGGCATCCTCGTCAGTCCATACGGTTTTACTCCATACGTCCTGTCTCATGCCGTTGAAACGGTACTCTGTTGTACATCGACATCCCCGATGCCTTCGGAAGACATCGTTCCCGCTGCCGCTGACATCCTTGTATGCATAAGTGCCTGCAAGCTGTTTACACCATTCACACGGCTTCTCATATCCGGCATATTTGCTGTACGGGTACTTGTAAACCTTGCCCTTCTTGCTCCGAACGGTTTTTAACCCGGGAGTAACACTGGGAGCGTCTGTTTCGCGGACTATGACTGGCTCCAGCCCGAGGCCGGCGTCCCTTGCAGCGTTCTTCTTCAGCGTCTCGTCAGCCACAGCCTGCGAGTAGTTGATGATCCGCTCAGCAAATAACTCCCATGACTCCGGGAGCGGTGCCTGTGCCACAGTGATCAGGCCTGAGACCCTGTTTAGATCCAGTTCTGCCGGGAGTGCCGGAAGTTCGAGACCGTTCTCTTCGATAATGTTCGACAGGACCTGTTGACTGACCTCGGAGACCACCTTATGGTCGGCATCCAGCACCGGCGGAAGAACTTCTCCCGCCACTTGTGCCATTGTTGCCATGTCTCCGCAGGTTTCTTTCAGAGCCTCGGAGCATAACTCTCCGGCTCTGGCTGAGTATTCGTTGGCGACCTTGTAGGACGTCGTTTTACGGGCTTTACGCGCCAGTTGCCTGAGCTTTGAGTCCTTCTTCAGCTTGTTCGCGAAGGAAGCCTCTGCGCGTGCGAGAAGCCTCTCTCCGAGCTCTGTCATACTTCAGCCACTTCCTCAGCTTCTTCCGTGATGCCGATAGGCTCCTCAGCCGCATCAATGCCCGTCAGATCCCGGATGTTCTTACTGTCGAAGTATCCAGGTATCGCCTGGTTGACCTTAAGCGCTCCGTCACCGATCAGACCGATAGCAGCTGCATCCGGTTCGAATACCGGCTCCCACTTCGCTCCCATCTGCGTTGTCAGTTCGCGTCCGTATGGCATCTCGTCTCTCAGCGATGCCGCCAGATAGCCGACATTCGCGAAGGCTGAACCGTAGGTCCGCTGTGCTTTCCTTGCGATGAGCCTGAGCGTTTCGTGGCTTGCCTTGATGGCTTCGGCGCTTGACGGATTGTCCGTAACGAATCCGAGGTCATCCAGTGTCAGGCCTGTCTCTCCGGAGAACATCGACGCAGCCATCCGCATCTGTTCCACATAAGGAGTCATGCTCTGCTGTTGGAACTGTCCGAGGACTGGATGGTCGCCGTCCTGATCCTTGTCAAACCACAGGAACGAACTGATCGAAGCCTTCCAGCTATCGATCGGGTCTGCATCTGGGTTGACTCCTGTGATGTACTTCTGCGGGAATGAGTAGAACTCAGCGGAGATCTCGCCTCTTTCCATCGTGTTCTGTGCGAACTGCTGATAGTACATGCAGGCTCTGGATATTCTTGAATGGCCGAACGGCCTTTTGCTGTCCGGTCTGAACGGAACCGGCACCAGCAACGGATATCGAGCAGGATTCTCTTCGATGATCTCCTGACCGTCTATCAGGTACTCCGTCCGCTCCGGTGTGAAGTAGGCTTCCTTCGTGGGGTTGCCCATATCGTCACGTTCCAGGACTGCATATCCTTCCTTCAGTAATCCAGTGAACTCATCTATCACACCAGTCGCATCTGCAGCCGTAAGCACCGACAAACGCGGGATACGTTCTTCGCCTTCGCCGTGTGTTATGTGGATGAATGAACAGGAACCGATCAGCGACTCACGGATCGCGGCATCAAAAAAGATATCCGGATTGTTCATCTCGAATATCTGATTTGCGCCGAATACATCTGAGTCGTCATCGAAGCCAAGGAAGACCAGTCGGTCAGCCAAACAGTCGACCGACTTCGTGCACCATCCAATCGTGCCCTTGTAGATCCCCTTCAGCCACGGAGGCGTCAGGATGCCCCTGTTTGAGGAGATCTCTTTCATTTCGTAATACCGATAGCGCAACTTAACTCTATCGGCTTTTCGTGCCAGTTTCTCTTTGAGATAGCCGGCACCTCTTAAGTCGCTCATATAACGTCTCCTTTCGAAAATCTTTTCTGCGAGATATTTTCCCAGACCGCGGATTTGTTGGGAAAGACCCTCATGAGAGGGAGGTAGTCCCCTAATAGTGCAGCCAATCGACTGAAAGAGGAAGATCTCGGTTAGAAATTACTTTTGTGTCTTCTTCTAAGTTTTTATTTTTCTCAACGACAAGCTTGGTACCCTTCACCTGGTTGCAGATGAGGTGCACCGCCTGCAGATTGTCCGGATCTTTCGGATCTCCGCCTCTACTGATCGGAATAATATGATCCGCAGTGACGGACATCGGATGCGGGAACTTAAGTTTCTTATCCAGAGGTCGGCCACAGATAGCACATACGGAGGCCTCATTAATGACCCTCCGTCTGTTTCGGAGGTAGGGAGTCTTTGCAGACCCGTCCCTGTCTGGTCGGTTCCTTGTAGCCATTGCCTCTCCTTTTGAATTTAAAACACCGCCGGTATGATGCGGGAAAAGTCCTGAAACCCGTGGGTCGGCCGGCGGTGTCAGACAAAGAAACCGTATTTGAAAGGAGGTCCGACCCATATGCGAAAGAAAAGAAAGCG